AGTCTAAACTTTCCACAAGGTCTGCTATATTGCTGCTTGGCAGAAACTTATGGGTTCTTAAAAGGTCCAACAGACATGTTGACATTATATGAACAAAAGTATAAGAATGCAGTACAACAGTTTGCAGCAATGCAAGTTGGTAGACGAAGAAGAGACGATTACACTGACGGAACAGTTAGAATTAAAGTCCCTTCACCGTCACCGTAATAAGGAGATAAAAATTATGGCAATAACATCGGCAATTTGTAATAGCTTTAAAAACGAGCTGCTAACAGCTACTCATAACTTTACTGCGTCAACAGGAAATACTTTTAACATTGCGTTGTACACTAGTTCTGCAACTTTAGGTGCAGGCACTACAGCATACAATTCTTCATATGAAATAACTAACTCATCAGGATCTGCTTATTCTGCAAAAGGAAAAGCTTTGACTAACATTACACCATCGCTAGACGGATCAACAGCTTGCGTTGACTTTGATGATATATCTTGGACATCTGCTTCTTTTACAGCTAACGGATGTTTAATTTTCAATGATACAGCGACTGGAGACCCTGCAGTTTGTGCGGTAGCATTTGGTGGAGACAAAACAGTTTCATCTGGAACGTTTACAGTTCAATTCCCTGCGAAAGCAGCTACTACAGCTATAGTAAGAATAGCATAAGGAGGTAATCCTTATGTCTGTTGCTAGAACGTACACCGTAACGGTGCAGAGCACCGGTTATGGAAATAAATATTATATCGATGGCGTTCAACAAGCCACTATAGTTCTTGCAAAAGGAATTACTTATAAGTTTGATCAATCAGACAGCACTAACGAAAACCATCCTTTACGTTTTTCTACAACCAGTGATGGAACACACAACAGCGGAAGCGAGTATACAACCGGGGTAACCACCAGCGGTACACCGGGAAACTCTGGAGCGTATACACAAATTTCTGTAGCTGACAGTGCTCCAAGCACACTATATTATTATTGTTCTAGTCACCCTGGCATGGGTGGTTCTGCAACCATTACGACTTCCGACGCTTATGGAATGATACCATGGAATTATAACTCATGGGCTTCAAATACTTCTTCAGTTCCTCTAACAGGCTCACAAGCAACCACAGCATTAGGAACACTTTCTGCTTTTCCAAGTTTAGGTTGGGGACGTTCTGCATGGGGAGATAATTCGTGGGGTGTAGATTACACTGCCGTACAATTAACAGCACCATCAGAGGCAACAACAGCCATAGGGGCAGTAGACGCTTATCCAGGAACAGGTTGGGGTAGACTTCAATGGGGTAACTCTGGATGGGGCGTAGCTTACAGTGTTTTAATTGGAGTAACAGGTGATACACCTGCTGGATTAACAGCTTCTGTGGGAGCAGTAATAGGTGAACAGTTTTTAGATGTTCCTCTAACAGCTCCTTCAAACCAAGGTGCATCTGCTATTGGTTCTGTAACCACTCAACAAATAACACCTGTACCTTTAACAGCTCCAAGTCAAATGACTTCTGAAGTTGGAGATTTTGATAATGCAGGAACTTTAGTAGGTTGGGGTAGAAACGGTTGGGGTGAAGAACCTTACGGAGATTCATTTAATAAATTAGTTCAGCCTTCAGGTCTTGGTTTAACTTCAAGTGTAGGAGCCATTGTTCCTGACGGAATGGCAATTGGAATAACAGGACTAGGCACAACTTCAGCTGTAGGTTCAGTTGGATTAGAGTTTGGTGCCAGCACTGAACCAATATCTGGAGTATCAGCGACTTCAAGTGTAGGACAAGTTGTTGCTGGAATTGGTGTTTCATTAACTGGACAAGTTGCAACTTCAAGCGTAGGAGCAATAACACCTGCAGATGTTGTAGGATTAACTGGTTTACAAGCTACTTCAGCTCTTGGAAGCGTACAGGCTAATAATACTGAAATTATAACGCTGACAGGTCTTACTGCAACTTCAAGTGTAGGGTCTATTGTTGTTGGGATAGGAGTTCCTTTAACTGCACCAAGTGTTGCAACGGCAAGTGTAGGTGCAATAGTGCCTGCAGATGTTGTAGGATTAACAGGGGTTGAAGCTACCTCAGAAATTGGTACAACAGGCTTTGGAACGTTGGCATATAAAGATATTGACATAACGGGCAATACTTCGTATACAGACGTAAATCATGCTGCTTAATTGATTAAGGAGAAAATATTATGGCATCAACATATACACCTTTAGGGGTCGAATTAATGGCAACCGGAGAAAATGCCGGTACTTGGGGAACAAAAACTAATACAAATTTATCAATAATAGAACAAATCTCTGGTGGATATAAGGTACAAACTTTAAATGCTGCAGGGAGTGGAGCAAACACAACAGCTCTAGCTGTATCAGATGGATCTACTGGTGCTACACTAGCAACTAGAATTATTGTTTTAGGTGCAGAGTCACCAGAAGCTATCACAGGAAATAAAGTTGTTACAGTACCTAATGATGTAGAAAATTTTTACATAGTAAAAAACAGCACAAGTGGTGCTTACACAGTACAATTTAAAACAGCATCTGGATCAGGCGGAACAGTAACATGGGCTGCTACTGATAAAGATTGGAAAATTCTTTATGTAGATGGCGCTGGAAGTAATCCAAGCGTTGTTGATACAGGAATGGTATCAGCAGCTAGCGTTTCAACATTGACTAACAAAACTTTAACTTCTCCAGCAATTGGAACTTCAATTTTAGATACTAACGGAAACGAACTTGCACTTTTAACAGCTACGAGTTCTGCAGTAAACGAATTTACAATCGCAAACGCGGCTACTGGTAGTGGACCTACTCTTTCATCTACTGGTGGCGATACAAATATTGATATTAATGTAACACCAAAAGGAACTGGGGATGTCGTCCTTGCTGGTGATACAGTTAAAGTTGGAGACTCAGGAGCGGCAGCTGTCCTAACTTCTAACGGAGCTGGTACACTTACAGTAACTACTGGCGGAACAGAAAATTTAGTTCTAAGCACAAACAGCGGAACTAACTCGGGTACTATCACTATTACAGATGGCGCTAACGGAGACATGACTATTGCCCCTAACGGTTACGGTAGAGCTACTATCGATGGTCAGGGTAAAATTGAAAGTCTTGCAGAAAAAATTACCATAGAAGCTACGGCTGCTACAGGTACAAAAAATTTCGATGTATTAACACAAGCTCTTTTATATTACACTTCAAACGCTTCAGGAGACTGGACTTTGAATATTAGAGGAGATGGTTCTACAACTTTAAACACTATCATGGATACAGGTGAGTCAGTAACAATTGCTCACATGGTAACTATTGGTGGTTCTGAATACAGAAATAGTGCTGTTACTATCGACGGTAGTAGTGTGACTCCTGAATGGCAGGGTGGTGATGCACCTACAGAAGGGAATACTAACTCTATAGATGTATACACATACACTATCATTAAAACTGGGGATGCTTCATTTACAGCTCTAGCAGCGCAAACACAATTTGCATAGGAGGATAAATGGTAATTAGATCAACAAGAGGCGGAGGTTCTTTTCCAAGCCTCATAGGTGGCGGACCTAAATTCATGGAAGCTTCTGGGGGTAGTGTTTCTACTTCTGGAGATTTTAAAATACACACATTTAACTCTGGTGGTTCGTTTGTCGTTTCTAAATTAGGAACGGACGGAACATACGGAAAAGCTGTTAATGCTGCTTTAGTAGGCGGCGGAGGCGGTGGCGGTGGCGAACACGGCGGCGGAGGCGGCGGTGGAGGCCAAATAGACATGGGTAACGCTATGCTTACTGTTGCAAAAGATACTTACAATATTGGAATAGGCTCTGGTGGATCTGCTGGTGGCGGATCAGGACCAGGCGGAGGAGTCGGAGGTGACACAACTATGGGTTCTTTGTTAACTGCTAAAGGCGGTGGCGGAGGAGCTGGATGGAGTCAAGGTTCCGATGATGGCGGATCCGGTGGTGGATCCGGCGGAGGAAACCCTTACAACGGTGGTAATGGTACTCAACCATCACAACCAGGAAACTCAGGAACTTACGGACATGGAAA